TAGATATAGATTTAGATAAAAATCCTATTGAAATTATCGTGGAAGAATATCAATCTCGCATTGCTCCGTTAGATGGCACTCAATTTGAAATACTAAAAGAATTTGTCACTCTTGATTGTATGGAAGCGAAGGTTGTCTTGAAAGCAATTGGTCTTGCTGCTGATAATGGCAAAAGAAATTTTAGCTACATCAAGGCTATCTTGACTAATTGGAAAAATGATGGAGTTTTGACAATTGCAGCGGTAGAAGAAAGAGAGAGAGCTTTTAAAGAAAGTAAAAATAAAGGCTCGAAAAATCAACCAAACAAAAAATCTAATGTTCCAGAATGGTCTAATCCAGATTATGTAAATACAACAAGTGAAGAAACCAAGGAAGAACTTGAAAGACGTAAAAAGGAATTACTTAACCGACTAGAGAAAGGAGATAAATGATGTTTATCTTAAAGCATGGCGCAAAAGAAGACAAACCTTTCTTGAAATCTGTCGATGTGGCAGTTACTGGAATAGATATTTCTTTTTCTGATGAAAGAAAAGCAATGAAGTTTGCTTCTCGTGGAGCAGCAATACAAGTAGGAAGAGCGCTAAGAAGCTCTTTTGGAAACTTCTATCCAGTGGAGGTGAAGGGATGATAGGAGGTATTGATTATCAAAAAAATGGTAGTCTGGGCACTTTTTGATAGTGGGAATGGTTCTTACTTCAATGGTGCTAACTCTCTGAATAGTTCGGGGGGGCGAATATTGAAATCTATTCAATCGGAATAGATATAGAAAACAAGAACAATCATTTTATAAATTTGAACCTTGCTGACTTTGGGCGATTGTTTGGAGATAACACGCTCTTTGACGTGTTAGACAAATTACCAAAACCTGAACTTATAATAGCTAGTCCACCATGTGAAAGTTGGTCAAATGCTTCTGCAATGGAAAATGGGAATGCGTGTTGGAAACGCAATGATGTCTCTGATAGCTTATTTGCTCCACAAGTAAGACCTTCACCGTTCACGATCAGGGCAAATCAGGATTACGAGTCAGCCTATATAAATTATCAGTACGACAGGCAATTTTTAAAAAGGGTCAATGGCGAGCTAACAGCTTTCAACACAATAGAAATCATAAAAAGATATAGACCACAATTTTGGGTTATTGAGAATCCAGCAGCTGACAGACTGTGGCCCTACATTGAGGATATTATTGGATTCAGAATTCCATACAAAAACCTAGCTAGATACAATAATTATGATTATCCCTTACAAAAACGGACGATTTTTGGAAGCAATATTGAACTTAATCTTAAGAATAAAATTATCAAACAGGACATAGAGTGGAAGAACTTCTCAAAATCATACAACGAGAGATCTAATATACCTGAAAAATTGGTGTCAGAAATTTTCGAAAAAATCTACAAGGAGTTTTGCAAAGATGATTGAGCTCTACTTCATTTATAACGGTCACCGCAAGATACTCATTGGGAGTTTTGGCCATATACATAGCGCAATCAACGAATTAAAGAAACATCAAGCTAGTTACTCAGCTATCAACCATCCACGCTTTCAGAAAAGCATGAGTGGTGAGAACATTAGGATTGACTACGGATCAGTTGACTGCTACTACTTGATTACGAAGAAAAGAGAGGAAAATAATGGCTAGAGATATTTTAACCGATTTAGCATTTGAAAATGTACACAAATGTCTGGGAATTCCTGATTGGAACGAATCTGATGAAGTAATTCTTGTTAGTTTAGCTAACAAAGAACAAATTGAAGCAGATAAAAATTACCGTTCGACTGAAAATTGTAATTATTTTGGCAAACGAATTTGTATCTTCTGTGAACAGGTGAAGAAAAATAATTACATTACGCTACCTAAATCTAAGTTAGAAAAAATTATTCAGACAATGGAATCATTTAAAGAAGTGGAGGAAAAGTGAGATGAATACAAAAATGATTTTGGAAGAAAAGGTTCAACAGTGGTTTGTTGACAGAAATCTACATGAAGCAAATCCTGTTAAGCAGTTCTTGAAGCTCATGGAAGAATCAGGAGAACTGTTTGAAGGTATCGCAAAAGATAAATCTGAACTGATTTACGATGCGCTTGGTGATATCCAGGTAGTAATGATTGGACTTGAACAACAAATCAAGAATGGAGCTCAGATCTCCGCTAACCAACAGGAACTTGAATTGTTGCTGATGGTTTCAAGCCTAGGCAATATCGCTCAAAAACTTTATGCTCATATTTGTCACAACGAAACTCAGACACCTCTTATTAAGTCTGATTTGATGTTTCTTGACAGCGTCATCAGCACGGTTTCATTTTGCAATGGAACTACAGCTGAGAATTGTTTAGAAGAAGCTTATGAAGTCATCAAGGACCGCAAAGGTAAGATGATTGACGGGGTGTTTGTAAAAGAGGAGGATTTATAAAATGAAAAAACTAGGAATTTTTATTGGTGTATTACTCGTAACAATTATCTCACCGTTTGTTGTTCAATTTGGTTGGAATGAGATTGTAACGACAATCCTCCCTGTCGGAAAGATTTCGTTTTGGCAAGCTTTGGGAGTAGATGCTTTACTAAGCTTCATAAATCCAACAATCTATAGTGATGAAGATATTTCAAAAAAAATTACTCAGGCCATTTCAAAGATTATATATTTTGCATTTGTTCTGTGGCTAGCTAGTTTGTTTTTGTGAGGATTTAGAATGAGATATTTTAAAATTCTATGTGTTGTTTTACTCGCATCCTTACTCATAGCATGTCACCAGATTTCAAGTGGGACGGTGGTAGATAAGTACATTGATGAACCTCATACAACGTTCATACCTGTTATGACAGGAAAAAGTTCGGTACTTGTGCCAACAAGAACAAAAAGAAGATATATTCTGGTCGTTTCTGGATATGTAGGAAATGAGCACGTTGAAGAAACATTTGAAGTGACAGCCGAAGAATACAAGCACTATGAAATTGGCAATACTTTTATACAGGATGCCGTTTTAGAAAACAAGGAAGGGGATGAATAATGAAACCTGAAAAAAATGACAACGTAAACAAACCAAGTCATTATCAAGGCTCAAAAGGTCTTGAAAGTATTGAAGTGATTGACAACTTTATTGGCAAATTGCCAGGCAAGGCAGCATGGTGCTGGGGAAACGCAATCAAGTATCTACTAAGATTCCAAAAAAAGAATGGTCTTGAAGATTTGAAAAAGGCTCGCAAAAACCTTGATTGGTTGATTGAGGAAGTAGAAAAGGAGTTAAACAATGATCAATAATGTTGTGTTAATAGGTCGCTTGACTCGTGACCCTGAGTTGCGATACACACCATCAAACGTGGCTGTTGCAACTTTCAGTTTGGCAGTGAATCGCAATTTTAAGAATCAGGCAGGTGATCGTGAAGCCGATTTTATCAGTTGCATCATGTGGCGTCAGCAAGCTGAAAACTTTGTAAATTGGCTTAAAAAGGGTGCTCTTGTAGGGATTACAGGTCGCATTCAGACTCGTAGCTACGATAACCAGCAAGGACAACGTGTCTATGTGACGGAAGTTGTAGCTGAAAGTTTTCAGCTTTTGGAAAAACGAGATAAGACTGCGGACCATTCGAGCATGGAAAATCAGATGCCACCAAGTTTTGGAGCAAGTGATCCGATGGATATTCCAGATGATGGATTGCCATTTTAGGGAGGTGGAGTGATGGAATCATTTGCACACTATTTTAACAAACACATTGCTAAAAAAATCGAATTAGATGATATCACAATTATTGACTATTATAGTCCAGAATATAATCGAATGTATAATCTAAGATATATTTTCGATAAGAAAAATTCATCATTAGCTATCACAGGGGATTTTGGAGAGCTGGTTGCAGTAAATTTTAACAATATGGGTAATTGGGAAGATTTCTATAAGGATTTCACAAATAACCCTGGATATTTTATCGAAAAAATCAAAGCATCTAGTCGAAATCTTTTTGTTTATGATGAAGATGAAGCTAAAAAAATTATTCTTGAGTGTTTCTTTGATAATAAGCGATATGAAGACTTAGACGAAGATGATCAATATTATTTTGATGAACTATTTGAATATTTCAATGATAGTCATGGATTCCAACACATTACTGATACTGTTCGAGAATTCCTGAGTGAACAAGATTCAGAATACTATGAGATTCTTGAAATCGCTGGTAAAAAAGTGTCTGAAATAGTATTTCTATATTTGGATGCTTATAAAAGAGCGTATGAATCAATAAAAAATGAGGAGGTGGAGTGATGGTACAAACACTTGAACAAGCAATAAAAACTGAAAATAAACGCATAAAAATCCCTGCGAAAATCAGACCGTTTGATGTAGGTTATCGAATAGTAAACAAAAACGGCCAAGCGCTAGCTTTAAGAAATGGGGCAAGTATATTCGCTTTACCCTCGCTTGCTGAAAAAGCGATAAAGAAAGAGTTTGGGAAAAATGATCCAGACTTTGATATTGAAAAGCATTCTGTTGAAGAGGTTGCTATTATCAATTTAAGTAAACTTCATAGCTACTTCGAGGAGGTGGAGTGATGAATAATGAGGTCTTTGAAGAATTGAAAAAGCTTATGAGTTATTTTCCTGACTCATTTATAAACAGACAATTAGAACTTATTCTCATCCCAAAAACAAACACATACTTTTCTTTAAGAGATTGCTTGACAAAGAATGATGTCATTTCAAAGGTACTAATGTGGTGCACCAGGGATATAGCTAAAGGCAAGCCTTATCAACACCGAAAACGAAATATCGACTTTTATGTGGATAATCGTGACCGCTTGGAAAAATATTTAGGTGCAGATATCAATGTAGATGTGGTTTATCATCGTCTAGGAAATGGAATTAACAAAGAACTCACATACAGATTTATTGAGAGCGGTTTTGATATGAATTTACTTTATAAGGAGGTAACGGAATGAAACGTTTTATCGCAATCTGGATTTTATTGTCTGCTGGATTAAATATTTGGCAGAGTATCCAGATTAAGAAATCAGAAGAAAATCGCCCGATGATCGTCTATAAAGCTGACAATCAAGGAGCAGAAATCAAAGGTAGAGTCGTCCATAAAGAAAAAATAGGCGACCTGCACACAATCACAATACAGAACTACGGCATTTTCGTAGTATCGCAAGACAACTACGAATTTTTGAAAATCGGAGATGAGGTGAGATTGTAATGACAAAGTACAAAAAACTAACTTACATCATCATTCAGGAAGCAATGGCAGGCTACATTCATGAAAGCTAATACCAGGAAATGGAGAGCAAGATGAATAAAAGGATTAAGAAGAAGAAAGCTAAGCAACTTGCTCAGAAGAAACAACTAGAATTAGAAAATAAGCTTATAAAGTTAAGTCAGGAAGAAATTGAAGTTTTATCTAGAATGATTAAGCAGATAGTTTCTGACATCAGTAAGGCTTTTTCCAAAATGTTCGATAGCTTATTTAATTATTTAGAAAATTCGGAGGTAAAATTTGAAGAAATTGAGCGACGAAGACCTCAAAACATTAGACAGAGAACTTTTCAAATTCCAAAACATTCAACGTACAATAGATTTGAGAAGGCTAGAATTAGAAACTCGAAACCCAGATGCTCAGAGTGGTCCTATCGTAGGAATAAGCAAACCTACCGAAACTATCGCAATCAGAATCGCAGATGATCCAACCTTGAAATTTCTCGAAGGGTTCAAAGCTATTATTAACAAACTCCTGATCAATCTAGTTGATGAA